AATAGCAATTATGAGTATAGCAAATATGTAAATAATAGATTAAGAGTATTTGAAGTTGATATCGATTTGAATCAAACAAGATATTCACAATTAAGATAATATGACTAAAATTTTTATAGAAGGATATGAGCTTGATTTATCTCAAGGCTTATCAAATCAAATAACTTATGCAATCGATGACCTTCAAAACTTGGATTCCAAAAGCACTTCGTTTACAAAAACAATTGTTTTACCTGGCACCGCGAATAATAATGAGTTGTTTGGTAATATCTTCGATTTTAATAATTCTAATTTTAGCAATGATCTCGGAGATAATGTGCTTTATAATTTCAATGCCGCTCGAAATGCGGAAGCGAGGATTGAAGTAAACGGATTGCAGATAATGAAGGGAGTATTGCGATTGCTTGAGATAGTTAAGGATGGCGATGCAATAGAGTATGAATGCTCAATCTTTGGTGAGCTTGGTGGCTTTGTTAATAAGTTAGGCAACTTAAGACTTGAGGACCTTAATTTTAGCGCTTACAACCATACATATAATGTTACTAATATCTCAAATAGTTGGGATACATTAGGAGCAAGCGGGTATTGTTATCCATTGATTGATTATGGCAATGTTAGTACTGATAAAGTTAATTTCCAATTTAGCGCATTAAGGCCGGCATTATTTGTTCGTGAATATTTAGATAAGATTATCACTAATGCCGGTTACACTTACTCAAGTACATTCTTTGATACTGCCTTTTTTAAACAATTAGTGATACCACATAATCAAAAAGCTTTATCAAGTTCAAACAGTGCGCAGTTAAAAGCTTACCCATTAGATCAAACATATAGCGGAACGGCGGTTGAGTTATATTTGCAATTTGGAACGATAACACTTGGTAACTTTACTTTAACGGATTCCGATACAAAATTCACATATACAGGAAGTACAAAGATTGTAAACATTGATTTTAATGTTAATGCGGAGTGGGCCATTGGTCAAAATGCAACGATGTACTTAAAGAAAAACGGAACATCAATTGCATCTTATAATATGGGAACGGGATTTAGTGGCAATTTTTTTCAAGTAAATTTTAATCTAACAAATTATACAATTAATGTAAATGATTATTTCCAAGTACATATAACATGGTCATTAGGTAGTCAACCATATGAGTTTAATAGCTTAACATCTTCGGGTTTTAATTTTAATACAACTACTCCGGAGATTGTTCCGGTTACTTATAATGAGACTATAACAATAAACGACACAATTCCAAAGGGAATATTTCAAAAGGACTTTTTTACAAGTATATTAAAGATGTTTAATTTATTGGTAACGGAAGATAAGTTTATTCCTTACCGCTTAAATATTGAGCCTTATGTTGATTTTTGGAGTGGTGATGTAATCGATTGGAGTAACAAATTAGACAGGAGCCAACCGATTAAGATTAAGCCAATGAGCGAAATCAATGCTAGATATTACAATTTAAAATATAGACAAGACAATGATTTCTACAATGAAGACTATCGCAAAAAATATAATGAGGGCTATGGTGATATCATTTATGATAATGGTTTGGAATTTGCAAAAGATAATCAATCGGTTGAAGTAATTTTTGCAAGCTCGGTGCTTTATGGCGCTACGGGAACTGATAAGGTTTATCCGGCTATTTATAAAAAGTCAAACGAGAATACAAAAGAGGATAGCATGGACCACATAATAAGAATCATGCAAATCAAAAAGCTTACCGGCTTAACATCCTGGAATATATTAAATGGTGCAACTGTATTGGCAAGCAAGACATCTTATCTTTATGGAGGACATTTAGATGATCCGGATGCTCCAAGTAGTGACATAGGCTTTGGCGCACCTCAACAATTATACTTTGAGTTGGCAAGTGGCAATTTATCAAATAACTTGTTTAATACATATTACTCACCTTATTTAGCCGAGATAACAAACAAAGATAGTAGGCTATTGAGTGGCATGTTTAATTTAACATCCATCGACATGTATAACCTTGACTTCGCTAAATTTATATTTATAGATGGCGGGGTGTATAGAATTAGTAAAATCATAGATTATTCACCGGAGACAAACGACTTAACAAAAGTTGAACTTTTAAGGGTAATCAACAAAACATATTAAGATGGCAAAAAAAGTGGTGGCGGCCGAGATTGAGATAAAAACGGCCAATTCGATATCGGATTTAAAAGCATTAAAAAAGCAATTAAAAGACACGGCGGCGGGATCGGAAGAGTTTACAAAGCTTTACAATCAAATCGATGATCTTGAGGACAAGATTAAATCATCAAAGAATGCCTCAAGCGATTGGATTGATTCATTAGAGAGTGCGGGTGGCCCGTTGGGGATGCTTGGAGCCGCATTGAATAAAGCAAAGGTTGCAACTCAATCATTTGGCGGTGCCTTGAAGGCAACCGGCATTGGCTTAATTGTATCGCTTATTGGTGGGCTTGTTGCGGCATTTAGCCAAACCGAAGGATCAATGAAAAAATTGCAACCTTTATTGATTGGATTTCAAAAGATTTTTGGTGGCATATTAGCAGCGGTTGAGCCATTGATTGACTCATTTGTTGAGCTTGCAACAAGTGCCATGCCTTATGTAACAAAAGCAATTGGCACTGCTTATTCGGCAATGACATCATTCTTACAAGGACTTGGGATGGTTGGATCAGCGGTTAAAAAGTTTATAAGTGGTGATTTTAGCGGAGCCTGGGATGATGCAAAAAAATCAGTAACCGAGTTTGGCAAAAGATATGATTCAGCAAATGCAAGATTTATAAGCGGGACAAAAGAGGTAACGGCTATTGAGCAAGCCGAACTTGATAAAAGAAAAGCAGCGCGTGAAAAGGCAGCGGCCGAAGAGAAAGCAAGACTTGAAAAAGCCGAAGAGGCTGCAAGAGCATATCAAGATTTTGAGATAAAAAGGCAACAGGATGCAAATGCAAGAGAAGAGGAAGCGACTGCAAAAAAGGAAGAGGAAAGGAAAAAAAGGGAAGAGGAAAGGTTAAAAGAGGAGGAAAGAAATGCCGCTAGTATGAAAGCTAGCAACGAATTTGAGGTGCAACTTGCAAGAGACTTAATGAAAGTCGATGAAGAGAATGCAGAAAAAACAAAAAAACTTGTTGAGGAAGAGACTGCGACAAGAGTTGGCTCGGCCATGGCCATTGCAAATGCAACATCTGCATTGGGTGCAATAGTTGGTGAGCAAACAATGGCGGGTAAAGCATTAGGAGTGGCATCGGCTTTAATCAATACATATGTCGGAGCATCGGAAGTAATAAGAGCAAAGTCAGTATTGCCGGAGCCATTTGGTACAATCCAAAAGATTGCAAGTGTTGCGGCTATTATTGCAACAGGATTGAAAACAGTTAGGACAATAACGGCGGTTCAAGTGCCAGGAGGCGGAGGCGGTAGTATGCCATCAATGCCATCTATGTCAGCACCATTGATGCCTCAAGTATCAACAACAACTTTAAATCAAGCCCAGGTTAACCAAATTGGCAATGTTGCGGCGCGTGCATTTGTTGTTGAATCGGATGTGACCGGTAACCAAGAGAGAATCCAAAGACTTAACCGAGCGGCCCGAATTAACTAAAAGTACAATGTTCTAATTTTTTATATTTATTTCTATGACTTTACCTATATACGAGCTTAAAATACAAGAGGATTTGCAAGATGATGCGGAAGTGTCGTTTATTGCACTTGTTGATAAGCCGGCAATTCAAAAGGATTTTGTGGCATTTGCGGAAGAGATAATGAATCCAAAACGCATTGCTTTCGCTATTCAAAACGAAGATAAGCACATAATAAGTGGCCCATTGATGTTGGCAGATGCATTAATATATCGTAACAATTCAAAGTTTGGCGAACACTATGTGAAATTTTCAGCGGAGACAATAAAAGATATTGCCATCAAATTTGCTAAAAAAGGTTACCAACAAAATGTCAATCTAATGCATGACTCAAATATGAGACTTGATGGATTGGTGATGTTTGAAAGCTTTATCGTAGATAAGTCAAGAGGCATTTTACCTATGGCCGGATTTGAGGATGCAAAGGATGGCTCATGGTTTGGTTCGTTCTATGTTGAGAATCCAACCGCATGGCAGTTGATTAAGGAAGATAAGGTAAAAGGATTCTCGGTTGAGGGTTTCTTTGACTATGTTTTACCAATTGATCGTGAAAAAAGCTATGCCGAGCAAAAACTTGCCGAGCTAGCAGATTTATTAAAAGTACCTAATTCATTAAAATAATATATATAAGAGTATGGAAAACGCACAAAGTATTTTAAACAAGGTCTCAATGTTCTTTGCAGAATTAGTTGGAGATCAAATGCCACCTGTAAGTGGTGAGCCAAAAGCAACGGAAAGTAAAATGATGGAGGCCAAGTTAAAAGATGGCACCGTTGTTGAAGTTACCGAGTTGATGGTTGGTGGTATAGTAACCATTGAAGGTGTTGCAGCTCCTATTGGAGAGCATATGCTTGAAGATGGTACAACAATTGTCCTAGGTGACAATGGTGTAATCATGGAAATTAAGCCGGCAATGGAGGAAGAGGTTGCACCCGCAATCCCCGAAGAGCCAATCGGCCAAGAGGACATGAGCGCAAAGTTTGCTGCATTCGAGAGTGCAACAAATGAAAAGTTCGCAGCTTATGAAGATAAGTTTGCAGCATACGAAGTTAAATTAACTCAAGCTAATAAAGTAATCGAAGGATTAATGCAAATTAGTAAGATGTTAGTTGAAGCTCCTCAATCTCAAGCAGACTCAAGTGTTAAAAATAGCAACGCATTCAGCGAAGTTAAAAAAGATGCAAGAGCGGAGTTTGAAAATTTCTCAAAATCAATTTGTTCTTAAAAATTAAAATTATAAAAAAATGGCATTATCATTCAGCGGCATAAGTGCATATACTAAACAAGAGATTGCACCTTTATTAACCGAGGCTGTATTCGCAGCAAAAACGCAATCTTTAATCAAGAGCGGTGGTATCTTATTACCTAAAACAAAATCAAGCGTAGCGGTTCCTAAATTAGCTACAAATGCAAACTTTCAAGTTGATGCTTGTGGTTGGAATGCTTCTGGCACTACAACTTTAAGCCAAGCAACTGTAACAGTTGGTAAGGTAAAGCTTGAAGAGACAATTTGTCCAAAAGATTTTGAAGCTTACTTTTCTCAAGAGGCTTTGAAAGCGGGATCAACTTACGAAGATTTCGGATGGGCTGAATTTCAAACAAAGTTCACCGAGCAAAAAAACAAGATGATTGCAAAGCAATTAGAAGTTGGTTTGTGGCAAGGTGATACTGATTCAGCGGTTGAAAACTTAAAGCGTTTCGATGGCTTAATCAAAATCATTGATGCGGGTTCTCCTGTAAATGCGAATGTAAGTGGTTATGTAAGTGGCGGTCCAATCTCTGCTTTAAGTGCAACAAACATCGTTTCAGTATTGAACGGAGTTTATAAAGCAATCCCTGTTGAGATTATCGATGCAGATGATTTAAAAGTATTCGTTGGTAATGATACTTACCGTTTAGCGGTATTGGCTTACCAAGCATTAAACCTTTACAACTACAAAGTTGATGGTGATGCTTCTCAAACTTTCATTATCCCAGGTACTAATGTTGAATTAGTTGCGGTTAATGGTTTGAACGGAACAGGCGACATCTACGCTACAACTTTATCAAATATCGCAATGGCGTTTGATTTAGAAGCAGAACAAGAAAACTACAAAATTTGGTATTCCGAAGATAATAACGAGGTTCGTTATAGAGTAGCTTTTAAATTAGGTATTGGCGTGGCTTACACAACAATGTGTGTAAAGTTCAAAGCAACTATCTAATTAAATTATAATCAAGAAAAGGCGGTGAAATAGCCGCCTTTTTTTTAAACTTTTTTATCATGGCATGTGCAATAACAAGCGGTTACACGATTGATTGTCGCGAAAATATCGGCGGATTATCCGCAGTATATTTAGCAGAATTTGGCAACATTTCGGGTGTAACCGAAGTAAGCGGTTTAGTTACCGGCATCACAAAAGTAGCGGGCAAAAGATTTTACAAGTTTGAGGTGCCAAGAGCAACCGCAAACACATCATCTAATGCAACTGCATCGGAAGAGAATGGTTCAGTATTTTATACTCATCAAGTAGTATTCCCATTAAATAAGAGAGACTCAACAACTGCGAACATAGTTCGTACACTTGCTAAAAATAAGTTAATGGTTGTTACATTGGATATGGATGGCAATTATCGTATGTACGGTAAGGGTAAAGGTTTATATCTTGCAACAACTGAAAGCGGAAGTGGTACGGCTGCGGGTGATCGTAATGGTTACAATATCACATTAAGTGGAATAGAGGTTGATGATTTTTTACAAGTTAGCGCAACAGTAGGAGCGGCGCTTGAGACTGCGGGATAATTTTATTTAAAGCAGTATTTTATTTATGCCCTACCTACCTGTGAGTAGGTAGGGCTTTTTAAATTTAACAAGATGTTGCACATATATAAAGGGCAAAATAATTACATAATATTTACGGCCGATGAGTTAACAACCATCGCAAGCCCTAAATATTTATTTATTTTTACAAGTGCTACGGATAAAATAGTTAAATTTGTTGGTACAAACATTGTTGATTATAATAGATACCAAAAAATGCTTATCTTGGATAAGGTTTTTAAGAATTACGAAGCCGGCACCTGGCGATATATTATAAGACAACAAGCAAGCTCAACAAATCTTGATCCATTATTGAGCGGTGCAATTGTTGAGGAGGGCTTTATGTATTTGCATGATGTCGCCGAATGTGCGCCAACTGAATACACGGATCAATGTAACGAATTTAAAACATATAATTGTGAGCAATAAATATCATTTAGTAAAGGTCGAATTTGACCAAGCGCAACAACCTAAATTCGAAGAGAAAAAAGGTAAAAACTATGTTGAGTTTGGTGCAAAAAATAACTATTCAAATTACTTGATTGAGTTATTTGGCGAAAGCCCAAAGCATGGTGCAATTGTAAAAGGTAAGGTTAATTATATTTATGGCAAAGGTTTCGCGGATGTTCCGAAAGTTGCCAATGTTGAGGGTGAGACTTGGAATCAAATTTTAAAGCGCTCAATTTTAGATGATGAGCTTCATGGTGGATTTTATTTGCAAATTGTTTACAATGCGTTAAAGCAAATCGCCGGAGTATATCACATTGAGTTCCAAAAAGTAAGAGTTTCAAAAGATATGAAATGCTTTTATGTTAAAGATGATTGGAGCAAAAGTGAATTTAGGGAAACGGCAAGAGAATACAAAGCATTCAATCCTAATGATCCAACAGGCGCGCAAATATTATTTGTAAAGCAGTACAATCCAAAGAGCGATATTTATCCTCTTCCTTCCTATTTCCAAGGGCTTAACTACATCGAGAGTGATATTCAAGTGAGTCGACATATATTAGGTAATGCAAAGAAAAACTTTGTGGCCACCAAATTGATTAATTTCAATAATGGCTTACCAGGTGAGGAGGAGCAAGAGGAAGTTGAGAGAGATTTAAAGAATAAGTTCGCTAATCCGGAAGGTGATCGCGTGGTGATTGCATTTAACCCATCAAAGGAAAATTCAGTTGAGATTGTTGATCTTGGCCAAACCAATTTGACAAAAGAGGATTTCACTAATGTTAACAATCTAATCCAACAAGAGATTTTCTCTTGTCATCAAGTTACAAGCCCGATGCTATTTGGTATTAAAACCGAAGGACAATTAGGGGGCCGAAGCGAGATTCGTGATGCTTATCAAATATTCCAAAACACATATGTTAACGAGCGCCAACAACAACATGAAGTAACTTTCAATAAGTTAATGAAATTGGCCGGCATCGTTGGTGAGTTTGAGATTGTTCCGGTTGAGCCATTAAGCTTTGAGTTTAGCGAGGCCATTATGAGCGCCAATATGACACGCAATGAAATCCGTGAGAAGTTAGGCCTTGCACCGGATAACTTGGCACCACAGGGCGGAGGATTGCCTCCAACGGGTAGTGAGCCAATTGCGGCTGCAAATGATAGCATTAAGAATTTAAGCGGAAGGCAATATCAAAATGTTATGCGTATCGTTCGCCAATTCGGGAGCGGTAAGATTAACAAGCAACAAGCGGCATTGATGTTAAAGAGTGGATTTGGTTTTAGTGATGATGATGTCAATACCTTCCTGGGTGTTGATGATGATCCTAAAACCGAAGAGGCCTTTGCTGACATGCAAGATGATTTGTTATTGAGTGAATTTAGCGCATGCGGTGACAATTGCAATGAGTTTGAAGTAATTGAGACTCATGAAGCAAAAAACTTTGAGCAATTTGCGGATGCCGAGATTGACACAATAAAAGCAAATGTCCTTGATTTGATAAGCAAAAATAAGCTTATCACTCCGGAGAACATTGGCACCATCTTAAATAAAAGCGTTGCCGAGGTTAATCTTACAATTGAAGCTTTAAAAACGGAAGGATATTTAAAAATAATTGGTAGAGATTTAAGCATCTTAAACCCAAAGTATAAACCTCAAGAGAGTGTGCTTACAAAGCCACTTCGCAAAATTGCGGGAGGTGATAAAGCAACCACAACCGAGGTGCTTTTGCGTTACACATATGCCGGTCCAAGAGATGATAAAAACCGACCATTTTGTGCGCGCTTATTACAACTAGCAGAGACAAAGCTTTGGAGCCGTTCCGATATCGAGAATATTTCCGAGCGTTTAGGCTATTCAGTATTTGATAGGAGAGGCGGTTGGTTCACGCAACCAAATGGAGTTCACCGCCCTTATTGCAGACATCGTTGGCAAGTAAAAATTGTAACTAGAAAAAAATAATTTTATGAGTTTAAATATACTTTTTATTAATGAGGAGCTTATCAAAAGTCGCACGGCAATAAGCACGGGCATCGATGGTAAGCAAATTTTACCGGTTATCAAGTTGGCTCAAGATAAGTTTTTATTGCCGGCACTTGGTACCTCTTTATTTCGTAGGTTACAAGATGGGGTTGAGAATAATGATTTAAGCACGGATGAAAAATCTTTGCTTAATGATTATGTAACGGATTGCCTTTTATGGTTCACACTTGCCGAGATGGTGATGGCAACATCGTTCCAATTTTTTAGCAAAGGATTAATGCAGAAAACTGCGGAGGAAAGCAACTCACCAAGTAAGGGCCAATTGGAATTATTACAAAGGTCTTACATGAGCAATGGTGAGTTTTACAAGACAAGATTAATTGATTATCTTCGTGAAAACTCCGAGTTGTTTGATGAGTACTTAAACTATGGTAGCGGATTTGATATCATAGCGCCACAAATTAAAGCATATACTTCGCCAATATTTTTAGGCAGAAGAGGAGCAACACGAAGAGTTAGTAATTTAGATTATCCTCATGAAAATACGCAGTTATAAAAGGGAGTTTTTAGACAAAGTAAAACAAAAATTCAATGACTTACAACCAGGTAATAAGTACAATAAGGACTCTCCTAGAATCGCATGCGCAAATAAAGAGCGTAAAAAATGCGACACCAAGAGAGTGGTTGTTTGTAAATGACCAACCAATTTACCCCATTGCTTGCTTTGCAATTAATAGTGGATCATTGAATGTTGGGCGTGAGCAAGTCTATAATGTTACGCTTTGGTTTTTAGATAAGGCGGGCATGGAGGCCGAGTTTGAGCCGGATGTTGCATCCGATCAATTACAAATCGGAGCGGACATAATTAGCAAAATGAGGAACGGAGCAAATAATTACATCCTTGATCCTAATATAAGTTACAATTTTATATTGGATAAGTTTGAAGATTATTTGAGTGGTATTGAGATAACCTTTAACATGACAACAGTATCGGAGTTTGATGCTTGCGATATGCCATTAAATTAAAAAATTATAAATATGAGTTGCAATAGTTCAACGGGTGATTTAAGGCCCGCACAATACAATGTTCAATTATGGCGCAATGATTCATGGGCGCAAACATTCGCCATCACGGCAAATGATGTGGCAGTCGATTTAAGCGGATCAACTATCTTGATACAAGTTAGGACAAAGCCCGCATCAACCGATGTGGTGTTGAGCCTTGTAACCGGTACAAGCATCACAATTGGTGGCGCCGGTAAAAACGAGATTACATTAAATAAGATAGTGGACATTGCCGCCGGAAGTTATGTTTATGACATGAATGTCACCTTCCCAAGTGGCCTTGTCAAAACATATATTTGGGGAACTTTTTTAGTACAGGAGGACATAACAAGAGTATAATAAAATGAGTACAATAATAACACCAAGCGAAGAGCAAATAAACATAGTAGTTAATGATGAAAAAATTAGTATCAATGTAGAGAGTGGCGATGTTATTGTAAATGTAACCGAGAATATTGTTGAAGTATCAACAGTTAATGGAGGTTATCCATTGCCAACAACCGTGTATTCAGTATTCGGAAGGACCGGAAATATAATTGCGGTTGATGGTGATTATGACCTTGGCGAACTTGGTGATGTAACATTAGTAAGCAGTACCAACGGCGATGTTCTTACATATGATGGCACTAAATGGATTAACAAAGCCGTAACGGGAACGGGAACAGTAACAAGTGTTAACATGACCGTACCGGTTGGCCTTCAAGTAAGTGGCAATCCAATTACAGTTGCCGGAACGCTAGCAGTTAATTTTGCTTCCGGTTATTCTTTGCCAACAACTGCAAAGCAAACAACCTGGGATGCGGCCTATAATGACTCAATCGTAAGTGCAAGCGTAAGCGGTACAACTACAAAGACATTAACTTTAAACCAACAAGATGGAGGCACCATCACCGCATCATGGACCGACATTGATACCAATTTGGTAACAAGTGTTAACGGATATGTTGGAACGGTAGTATTGACTACAACCGACATTGCGGAAGGAACAAGGTTATATTATACCGAGACAAGAGTATCAAATAATGTGGATGTGGCAGCAAATACGGCTGCAAGACATTCAGCGGTGACAATTGGAACTGCTAATGGGTTAAGCTTGGCATCTCAAGTGTTAAGCCTGGCGCTTGCATCTGCAAGTGTAACCGGCGCATTGGATAGCACCGATTGGGTTAAATTTAACACGGCTTATAACGATTCAATAGTTAGTGCAAGTGTAAGTGGTACAACTACCAAAACACTAACATTAACGCAACAAGATGCGGGAACAATTACGGCATCGTGGACCGATCTTGCAGCAAGCGGAACGGTTACAAGTGTTGCGGCAACAGTTCCGGCCGGACTTACAATAAGTGGCTCGCCCATCGTAAGCGCGGGTACATTAGCATTTGGATTAGATACGGGGTACACAATCCCATTAAGCACTCAATTGGTGCCATCGGGAGGTACTGCGGGGCAATTGCTTACAAAAAATAGTGCAACGAATTATGACACGGCGTGGATGGATAATTACGCAGATTGGACCGAGCAATTAAGAGATACGGTTAAAGCATCGGTTGCAATAAATAAAGGGCAAGCCGTTTACATAAGTGGGGCCAATGGGACAAATCAATTGGTTTCTTTGGCATCAAA